GTTTCTGGTGCTACTCTTAAAATTTTAGAGCAAATAAAAGATCGTGAGATCAAAGTAATGTATATTGTTCCTGATCCTTTCTTCCTTTCAAAAACGCAAAAAATGCAACATAAAGTTGTATTTAACGTTCTTCAAGAATATGCAAGATCTGGATTGATAAACTCTGTGTGGCTTTTTGATAATAAAATAATTTCTAATATTGTCGGAGAAGGTGCACTTGGATCTTATTATGATAACTCCAACTCAGCAATAGCTAATTTTCTTGCGAATTATAATTGGTTTACAAACACAATACCAATTGTTGGTAATTTACATGAAGCAAAAAATATATCAAGAATTAGAACCGTTGCAATCGGAGAAATAGAAAAAAATGAAGAAAATTTATATTTTTTACTTGACAATATAACAGAATCATGTTATTATTATAGTATAAGTTCTTACAAAAAACAAAACGATAAACATCTTTTAAAAAATATAAGAACCTATCTACAAACAAAAGAGAACACAACTTTTGGAATATGGGAAAACGGGTCTGAGCATTCTTTTTTCTATTCTATTAAATTTTCTCACTATATACAAAAATGAAAAAAAATAAAAAAATAACTTGACAAACATTTAAAAGTATGTTATATTATATTTGATGGTTGAGAAACATATAGACTTTCTTTAATCATCCTGACAAAACAGTAAAGGGTAAAAAGGAACCAATCCTAGAGAGACAGTAATATGTCTAATAACATTAAAGCCTTCCGATTCTATAAGGCTTATATAAATAGAATCCATGTAGACACATCATTTCAACGAAGAGCATGTTGGTCTGAGCCACAGAAAAGAAGATTTATTCTTTCTTTAAACAAAAAAAGAGTTTTAAGTCCAATTGTTGTATCTTGTGCAACCACAGGAGTAACCGCTCCTTACTCAGATGCTATATCGATCGATAAATATCAAAACATACTAAATCAAAACAAGTCCTACGTTTCTTTAGACGGTCAAAACCGCTCTGAAACTATAATGGAATTGTTTAATGATACTCTTTATATATCTGGAGATTTTATTGATGCTGACGACAAAATCGTCGGAGTTTCAAATAAAACTTTCAGTCAACTTCCCAAAAGGCTTCAAGATGCTTTGAAAGACTCAGAAATTGAGTTCAAAATCATGCAGTACATACCATATAGTGAGCTTAATGATATTTTCTTGAGCATCAATGACGGAGAGCCTCTAAACGAACAAGAAAAAAGAAATGCGATTAACACTCCCATTTCAACTTGGGCAAGAAAAGAAGCAGAATCACTAAGCAATATGTGGCCAATGATTCAGGGATTCAAGAAAAAAAATATCTTAAGGTTTAAAGATGTTGAATGGTTGATTAGTTCTTATATGGTTACACTTAAGACTTATAACCTTAATTGTTCATCTAGGGATCTAGACTCATTCTATCGATTAGGAGAAAATCAATCTTTTTCTTCGGTAAAAGAGTATTCTTCTTCTAGAAGAACCAGATTTTTTCATATAATGCAAATTGTAGATAGTCTGTTAAAAGGTGCTAAAAAGATGCCTATTCATAAAGATCATGTCTCACAAAAAATTTATTGGGCACTACTACTTTTTGCAGAGTATCTTTGGGATAATCAAATATTGAACTCTATTCCTAACGGTATTTCTACAACTGGTTATGCGAAACTTTCTGAGTTGGTTACTACTCTTAATGATAAATTAGCCAAAGCCAGCGACAAACAATTTCAGAATGATTTGGATGACTATGATAATGGTCTCATTGCTATAGAGCCTAAAAAGAGTAGTTATTATTCACACTGGCAGAGTGACTTCAAATCCTCATCACCGAGGAACAAAAGAAAGACAGCTTTAATTACTGAAATAATTAATAGTACCGAGTATAACTCTATTATTTCTTTTGAGATGATTACAGATGAAGAATCTAGTGACGAAGAAGAAGTAGCTTAATGCTACAAAACCGCAGGGAGGCATGGGTTCTAGATGCCTCAAATTTTTTTAAAAAAAATAACTTGACAAACTTTCATTATCATGTTATAATATATATACAAAACAAAACTTTATTAAGTTTGCTCTTACATCGCTGAAATAAAAAAATAAAAAAAATACTTGACAAAATGTTAAGAACATGTTATAATAATAACACGATGGTTGTTTCGAGATTCAACCGAAATTCAAATCTCAAAACTATAAGACATTTCAATTTATAAAGGAGGATATATGTCTAACAATACATTCACATTCAACGCTAACGTTTACACCGGAAGCTTTACAAAAAAAGATGGCTCTACAAGAACAATGCGTTTCTTAAAGCAAAATGCTGTCCCACAATCTCTTCAAGGTTCTGGAGTAAAGCCACGTTACTTAGATACAAAACATGAAGTAGTATTTGATCTTGACCAAAATGGTTGGAGAGTTTTCAATCACAATAGAATTGTAGAATCACCAACATTCACAAGACAAGAAGTAACTATTAACGGATAGTTTCATAATATAAAAATATAAAAAAATAATAAATAGGAATTACCTTCCTCCGAGTTGTTTGCCAAGATCACCAACACACTCTAAAAAACTTGGCCCTCATTATCTTTCTATTACAAGGACTGTAAATGAAAGCAATTTCGGTTGGAATACAAAGTATTCTTGCCTTAGACAGTTAAGTCAATAATAACAACATAGGAGTAAAATTATGGCATTAAATTTAGAAGCGATGCGTGAAAAACTAAATGCATCAAAAAATGGTAACAAAGCAAAAAACAATGATACCAAATGGAGACCTGAACAAGGTGACCAAACAATCAGAATTCTTCCTACGAAAGATGGTGATCCATTTAAGGAATATCATTTTCACTACAATGTAGGTAAAAATCCTGGTATAATGTGTCCAAAGCGTAACTTCAATGAGGAGTGTCCAATTTGTGACTTTGCCTCTTCACTTTGGAAAGAAGGTGTTGAGAATAATGATGACGTTGCAAAACGTGAAGCTAAGAAACTTTTTGTTCGAAAGCGATATTATTCTCCCATCTTGGTTCGCGGAAAAGAATCAGAAGGTGTTAAAATCTGGGCTTACGGTAAGCAAGCTTATGAAACACTTTTAGGTTATGTATTAGATCCTGATTATGGAGATATTACAGATACTGAGTCTGGAACTGATATTGTATTAAATTATGATATTCCCGGAACTCCTGGTTCTTTCCCAAAAACCACCCTTAAACCACGTCGTCGTCCCTCGATTCTCTGTGATGATGATGTTGCGGACTGCGAAGCATTATTGGAGTCTATTCCCGACATTGGTTCACAATTTGACCGCAAATCAACGGCTGATGTTCAAGCTATTTTGAACGAAGCTCTCTCTGCTGACGGCTCTGAGGGTAAAACCTCTGAGACTCATAAGTATGGTGAGAAAGATGCTGTTGACGCTGCCTTCGATAAGTTAGGAGCTTAAGAGAATAAGGTTTTGAGGAGCTTGCCTACTTTTTTATAAAGGCTCCTCATTTTAAAAAGTTCTGAGGAAGTAAAGAAAAAATTCATAGCACCTCCGAAAAGTTATGAAAACAGGGTTAGGGAGTCTCCTGTATGAAGAAATGACTCCCATTTTAACAAGGAGAAATAACAATGGGCAAAATAATACAAATGGCAAAAGCCGGAAAGATCTCAATAGCAGATCTCAAAAAATCAATGAACAAGTCAATGGGCATCGAAGCAGCACACGATCTTAGAAAAGAGAATCCAACTGAAGTAAAGGAATGGATACCAACAGGATCTCGATGGCTCGACTCAATTATATGTAAAGGAAAGATGGCAGGTATTCCTGTTGGCAAAATATCAGAAATAGCTGGTCTGTCATCTGTAGGTAAATCTTATCTTGCTGTTCAAATAGCAGCACAAGCACAAAAACAAGGAAAATTTGTTGTCTATTACGATGCAGAATCTGCAATAGATCCACAGTTTTTAAAAGACTCTGGTATTGACATGAATGATAACTTTCTTTATGTCCAAGCAGTTTCTGTTGAGTTGGTTCTTAAAGGAATTGAAGACATGATGGATCAATATGGTCATCAACAACAATTTGTTTTTATCTGGGATTCTATTGCAGCAACCCCATCTGATAAAGACATTGAAGGTGACTTTAATCCTCAATCATCTATGGCAGTTAAGCCTAGAATTTTTTCTAAAGCTTTTCCAAAACTAACCATTCCAATGGCTAATGGGCAACATACCTTAGTTCTTATCAATCAACTTAAAACAAACATTACAGCCAACATGGCTGAGGCCATGACCACTCCTTTTATTGCACCTGGTGGGAAAGCAATCGAATATTTCTGTTCACTTAGAATTTGGCTCACAGGTAGAAAAGCAAAGGCATCGTTTGTTTACGATGAGACTAATAGACGAGTGGGTTCTGAAGTAAAAGCAAAAATTAAAAAGTCTCGCTTTGGAACTCAAGATCGAATGGCTGTTTTTCAAATTCGTTGGGGTGATAGAATTGGTATTATGGATGAAGAGTCTTGGCTTGAAGTAATCAAACAATCATCTGCTTATCGTGTTGGTGGTGGTTGGTGTTACCTAAAAGATGCTAAAGGAATAGAACATAAATTTCGGTCTAAAGACTGGATAGATAAATTAAAAGATGAACAATTCAAAGAACTGGTCACAAAAACCATGGACGAAGAATTAATAAAGAAATTTGAATCAACTGGTTCTAACATAGTCCCAGAAGATATAGACGATTAGTCATAAACTAAACTCCTGTTGTTAGCCCCTAGCATGCGTTAGGGGTTTTTTTTATTTTATTTACTTGACAAAAATTACATATCGTGTTATATTATTTACATCTATAAAAAAGGAGGATATTATGGATTATACAAGCTTATGGATTGCCTTTGCGGCTGTATTCATAGGTCTCCCAATAGTCGGCTCAATAGCTATACATTGGAGACCAAATGATAAATAAAAAATATGATTTGGTTTATGCTGACCCACCTTGGAAGGTTAGAAAAACCATTCGAAAGGTAAGGCCAAACCAAAAAAGAAACTTAGATTATTCAACCTTGTCTTTAGGTGAGATA